CGTCGCCTCCATCGTGCTGGTCTCCGCAGTGAATTCCTGGCGCAACTGGAGGAGCTCTTCGTCGGGCTCCATGGACTGGATCTTGCGTTTGAGCGACTTCATGGAAGCCTCGACCTTGTCCAGCTTCGCATTGCGATCAGCCAATACTTGATCCTTGGCCCTGGCCTCTTCGCGCTCATCGCGCAGGGCTTTGCGCAACTCGGATGCCGACATCTTCGCGATATCGTCCAGCTCCAGGCCCGCCACCGTGCCGCCTTCCGACAACTCCTTTATTTCGTCATCGTCTAAAGTCAGAAGCTCAAATAACTTCGTCTTTGATCCGGCCGCTTCGACCAAATGCGTCGTTAACGCCGCATTTGAGAATTTGAGGGCGGACTGCATCATGCGCTGCGCCAGGCGTGGCTCCAGCCCGATGCGGCCGATGAACGGCGTCCACTGACCATATCCGAGCATTTCCTTTGCGACGATCAGCGCACGTCCCGCCGCCAGCATTTCCTCCGCGCTGCGCGACAGGTGCCCACGAATGACGTGCTCGTAGCGCGCCTCGTCGAATGGCAGCCCATCCCCAAACCGAGTAATGATCTCGGTAGTCCGCTCGACAGCCTTGTGTTGCTCAGCTGTCAATACCTCTGCGTTCGTGATGACGGTTGTTTCGGGGCTGGCGGCTGACGCGGCCGGCGTGGTCTTTGTGCGTGGCATAGGGACTCCTAGTTAGCGGGAACCGGCGGCAATGCGCTGGTCGATTTCCTGGGCCCGCGTCATGAACGCGGACATGTGATTGGCATGGGCTTGGGCGATCTGCAGGGTCTTGACCGAATGGGCGTAGCGTCCGTTGTCGTAGCGAGTGACATACCCCCCCTCGACCAGGGTGTTGAGGGCCCGGCTGACATTCGGGGCGCTTTGACGCGTGGCGGCGGCAATCTCGGCGTTACTCAAGCCCGTCAGCGTGTGGCCCTTCAAGGCCGGCCACACCTGCAGAACTTTGAGAGCGCTCGCGATGGTGGCGGGCTTATTCATGGGAACCTCCGAAGTCCAACTCCGGCGCGTCGGCCTGGCTGACGTTTTTGTGGTGGTATGCAAGCTGCTCCATGCCGGCCATGACGGCAGACAATGTGCGGGCCGCGTCGCCAGCACCTCGGTAGTACGCCAACAGCGCGCCGACAGCGTTGTGGACGGCCTCCTGCAGGGCCTGGATTGACTCGGGCTTAGCAGGCCGTCCCGTGGGCATGTCGATGACCATGCGGCCGTTGCCTGTCGCCAGGTACTGGGACACCAGGGCTATGCCACATGCGTGCTCGTAACCGGGGATAAGGCTCGCTGGAATGCGACCCGTAGACAGCCACTTGTAGAGCACGTCGGCAGTGACGCCGAGCAGCTCGGCGATGCGCTCCACCGACAAGTTGCGGCGCTCGCGGGCGTGGTCTTTGCATAGGCGCAAAGCTTCGGCCACGCTCGTGGGATAGACGCGTTTCCAATTTCGGGCCATGTTTAGACCCTCCTCGCCCAGCGCCAGGCGAACGATTTCCAAACAAAAAGCCTATTGGATTGGGAAAATCCCTGATTTCCCGGGCATAATTTCCCTGCTGATTGTCGTAACATGACGCTTACACTCGCAGGCTCTTGGGGTTGGCTTTGATGCCCAGGGCGACGGCGGCTTTATGCGCCTGGCCACGGCGACCTACGCGCTTGCCGCGCAGGATGTCGTGGATGGTGTAGCGAGACACGCCAAGCTGGCGGGCGAAGTCGACGATGGATATCCCATTGGCGACCAGCCATTCGGCGGCCTGTTCCGGCGTGCGCAGTGTGGAGGTGCTCACAACGTGTGCTCCTTTTTTTGGTTCCGTCATGTGGCAATGACGGGTGTTACTAGTGCGTATGTGGTGATTATAGGAACCAAACGGTTTCTTGTAAAGAAAATAATGAACCGAACGGTGTCCATTGGAGATAGGCTTAAGGAAGAGCGTCTGCGCTTAGGTATGACTCAGCCCGTTATGGGAGAAACGGGAGGCGTCACAAAGAAATCACAGATGCTTTATGAGTCTGGCGAGCGTTTTCCGGACGCAAGATATCTGGCCGCCATAGAGGCAATTGGGGCTGACGTTATCTACGTGTTGACGGGCCAGCGTTCAAATGCCGCGATGTCGCAGCATCTGACTCCCAAAGAGCAGATTGTCTTGGATGCTTATCGCTCGGGCACGATCGAGCAGCAGGACTTCATCTTGAAGGCGGCGCTGGGGTTCGCAGGCACCGGCGAATCCTTGGCACGCCCCCAGCCCGGGGCGAGTGCTGTGCGCCAGAAGGTCAAAGATAATCACGGCGTCATGATCGTTTCGGGCAGGGATGTCATGGCGGACAAGAAGAGCCAGGGGAATAAGAAATGATGTGCGAACAGATCATCCATGACAATCACGGTGTCATGATCGTAGCTGCGCCAGGAAGTCAGGTAATCATTGTTCTGGGAGAGTTAAAAAAAGAGGGCGAATATATAGAATTGATGCGATGGAATGAGCCAATTCAAAGACATCTGCAACCTGAAGTCGCATAGCTTGGCTTTTTTTTTACGCCCACTGGTAACAGGATAATTCGTACAATAAGCGCGTGTTTTAAGCCGAGGCCGGGAGAATGAAAAAAATTTGGTGTGTGCTGGCATTACTTGTGAGCACGGCCAGTGCGGCGCAATTGCATTTGCCTGGACTAGGCTGGAAGCTGGTGTCCGACAACAGCGCAGACATTAATGCATGGCACAAGAACAAAACCGAGGCAAAACACGTGCTGGAATATGCCGACAAGCTGATGGTTGACTCTCTCGCTATCGCTCAGATACAGCGTAATGGTGGAGGGCCTGCGGTAGTAGCTCATTCAAAGGAAATCAATTCAACCAGCGATGAGCTGAAAAAGATTGGACCAAACCCCGGCCCGCTGTCGCATTGCGGCGCTGCAGGTTCTTACCTGATATTGTTCTGGAGCGAATTGCTCAGCGGTCGTAACCAGGCAGGCATAGCGCGGGCGCTGGCCACATATAAAGATAATCATGAGGCCTGTCTTGATCAGATCGAGTCGCCGCCTGAGCTAGAGTATGAAATACTCGGCCCAAATCGAGATGATGCTGTACTGTCAAATGGGTGTACGACGATAGTGCCTCAAGATGGCGACAAAACGGTCACATGGTTCTGCAAAGCTCGCGTGCTGCGTGCGGCAGGCTTCATAAAGCAGTCATAGTACATACCAGTTTTGCCCTAGTTCCAAAGACTCTCCGGAGGATCCCGATCATGATGAAGCCTCATCGCTTCATCGTGGTTCCATCGATCCGACCGGAGAGTTCATGTGTAATCTTCCCCTTCATCGACGCCTTCCCCGGCTGACCAGTTTCGTCCTGCTGGTCGTCCTGCTGATCATCCTGATCGCCGCGATCGCTCCGGTGCAACTGCCGGTTGTCGCCTACAAGCTCACGCTCATTTCGCTGGCCGCCATCGTTGCCTATTGGCTGGATCGCACACTGTTTCCGTATGCGCGCCCGGACGGCTACCTGCTCAAAGACTGGCGTGAAGGGGCCTGCATCGGTACCAGCCCCGTCGATTACCCAATCGTTCAGGAATACCGCATCGCCTTCATCGGCGCCTGCCTACGGCGCGCCATTGTCGTGCTCGCTGTCGTGATCGGCGTGGCGCTGGGGCTGTGATGAAGATTCGTTCTTGGTGGAAGTTCTGGATCGTTGGCGGCCCCTGGAGGGCATGGCTTTCGATGGTTGTATTGCTGATCGTCACGCTCGTCTTGAGCCGCTGTGTGCCGGCGGCTGAAGTGCCAGCAGCAGCCAAGTTCTACCGAGCCGATCTCACGCGCAGTGCCCGTGTCGTCATGGGCCTTGATGCACCCGTATCGTTGTTCGCCGCGCAGATCCACCAGGAGAGCGGTTGGCGCGCCTCGGCTCGGTCGGGCGTGGGTGCGCAGGGCTTGGCTCAGTTCATGCCAGCCACGGCCAATTGGATCTCGGACCTGTTTCCGGAACTGGCCCGCAACGACCCGTACAACCCTGGGTGGTCGCTGCGCGCCCTGGTGCGCTACGACGACTGGCTCTATGCCCGGATCCGGGCGGCTGACGCATGCCAGCGTTGGGCGATGACGTTATCTGCGTACAACGGCGGTCTAGGCTGGATCAGCCGCGACCAGGCACGGGCCTCCAGGCAGGGACTGGATCAGCTCGTGTGGTTCGGCAGTGTCGAAACGGTAAACGCAGGCCGATCGGCGTCGAATTGGCGCGAGAACCGGGACTACCCCCGGCGCATCATCTATGACCGCCAGCCGCTCTATGTCGCGGCTGGCTGGGGCGCAGGGGTATGCCTGTGACGGCCTGGATCATCGTAGCGAGCTTGGTTGTATCCATCTCCACATACGCGGCGGGAAATTATTTGGGCTATGCCCGGGGGCAGGCCGACGCGCAGGCGACGCAGGCCAAGCAGGACGTGGACACGCTCACGAAGGCCATGCAGACCACCAACGATGCAATCGCCGCCAGCAATAAAGCGAGTATTGATATGCGCAATCTCCTGGGCCAGATCGAGAAATCCGGCCAGACCTCGACCAAGGAACTGAAAAATGCGTTGGCCAAGAACCATGCTGATCCTGTTATTTGCAAGTTCGATGCTGACAGCATGCGCATCATCGCCGAAGCCCGTGCCCGCGCCGCCGACCGTGCTGCCGGCGGAATACGCGAAACGGTGCCCGCCGCCAGTGGCAGCGACCGATGACAGCATGGATGCGGCGGCTGTGGCGCTGAAAGCCATGTACGACCTGTACGGCGTCTGCGCGGGCCGGCTGGTCGATTTGACGAACTGGGTACAACAGCAGGGGAAAACTCCGTGACGTTGGAAGAAGTGAAGATGGTGTTTTCGATCCTGCAGGGTGTCATCACTGCCGGTATCGCCGTGTATATCTACATGTCGAAAAAGGATCGGGCCGATGCAAAGCGGTTGTCGGCGCTGGAATCGCGCGTCACGACGCTGGAAGAGGCCATGCGCCATCTGCCCGACCAGACCATGGTTATCGAGCTGGCCGGCGACATGAAGGCGGTCAAAGCAAGCCTGGACGGCGTGAGAGAGTCTCTCGCCCCTTTGGCTCGTAGCGTCGACCGCATCAATGACTATCTTTTGACCCGATCGTGAGCGACCTATGAGCAACAGCAAATTCCAGGACTTTTTGCGGCAGGACCAGCGCCTGGTGATTCTGCGGCTGCTGGCCGAAATGCCGGCATACAGCTCGAATTCGTCGGTGCTGTGCATGGCGCTGGAGCGCTTCGGGCACGCAATCAGTCGCGACCAGGTCAAGACCGAACTGCACTGGCTGGCCGAGAACGGCCTGGTGGAAATCACCGACATGGAAGCTGTGCTTGTGGCGCATCTGACCGAGCGCGGCCAGGACGTCGCCGCGGCGCGAGCCGTGGTGCCTGGCGTGAAGCGCCCGGGGGCCTGACATGCCGCGCAAATCCACCATCAAGCGGCTGCCGGCCGATGTACGGGCGCATCTGGAGCTGCGTCTGCGGGAAGATCAGCTCACGCTTGACGAACTGATCGAAGACCTGCGTGAGCATTTCCCGCAAGCCGAGCCGCCCAGCCGTTCGGCCCTGCACCGGTATCGCGTGGGATTCGAAGAAATGGCCGGCCGCATGCGCGAGATCGAAGTAGCCTCGACCGCCCTGGTCGGCGAGCTGGGCGAGGACGTGGGCGAACGGGCCGGCGCGCTACTGGCCCAGGCCGTGACTACCTTGGCAACCAACGCGGCGCTGCAGGCCCATTCCGATGACGTGTCGATCACGGAAATCGCCAAGCTGGCCCGGGCTGCCAAGGCGGCAATGGAGGCGCGCACGCTCTCAATGAAAGAGCGCCAAGCCATCGAGAAGGCCGCCGAGGAGCGCTTGCTGAAAGAGCAGTCGAAGAAGCTCGAGGCCTTGGGTAAAGCCGGCGCGCTGGCGCCGGAAACGCTGGCGCGGATCCGCAGCGAAATTTATGGAATTGTCTGATGGCAGCGGCCGTTCCTCTGTATGCCTATCAAAAAAAATGGCTGTTGGATAAGAGCCGTTTCAAGATCGGCGACTTCTCGCGCCAGACGGGCAAGACGTTCACCACCACGCTGGAGCTCGTTGACGACTGTTTCGAAGTCGAGGCGCGCGGCGGCCGCACGCGCTGGGTGATCCTCTCGCGCGGGGAGCGCCAGGCCAAGGAAGCAATCGACGAGGGCGTGAAGAAGCACGCCAAAGCCTACAACATGGCCGTCAAGGAAATCGAGGGGGAGTTCAAGGTCTCGGACAAACTGAGCTATACCATGCTCGACGTGGTGCTGCCCGGCGGCTCCAAGATCACAGCACTACCTGCCAACCCGGACACAGCTCGGGGCTTCTCGGCCAACGTGTTTCTGGATGAGTTTGCATTCCACGCCGACAGCCGCAAGATCTGGACCGCGCTTTTTCCGGTCATCTCCAACGGGTTCAAGCTGCGAATTACCAGTACGCCCAACGGAAAGGGCAATAAGTTCTACGAGTTGATGACCGATAAGAAGCTCGACGGCATCTGGTCGCGTCACGTCGTGGATATCTACCGGGCAGTCGCCGATGGCCTGCCTCGTGACATCGATCAGATGCGCACGGCGCTGAACGACGATGACGCGTGGGATCAGGAATTCGCGCTCAAGTGGCTGGATGAGGCCAGTTCCTGGCTGTCCTTCGACCTGATCGACGGTGTCGAGCACGACCGCGCTGGGATCCCCGAGAACTATACGGGCGGGCCCTGCTACGTGGGCGTAGACATCGCGACCCGCAATGACTTGTTCGTCATCTGGGTCTGGGAGGAAGTCGGCGATGTGCTGTGGTGCCGCGAGATCATCGCGCGCCGGCGCATCAAGTTTTCCGAACAGGACGCACTGCTGGCCGATGTGTTCAAGCGCTACAAGGTGATCCGCTGCTGCATGGACCAGACCGGCATGGGCGAAAAACCGGTCGAAGACGCCAAGCGGGCCCATGGCGATGCCCGGGTCGAGGGCGTACTTTTCACGGCCAGCAACAAGCTGCTGCTGGCCACGGTGGGGAAAGAAGCCTTTGACGATCGCACCTGCCGTATTCCGCTGGGCGACCGAGATCTGCGCTCCGATCTGCACAAGCTGAAAAAAGTCACCAGTCCGACCGGTGTTCCCCGGTTTGTCGCCGATTCAGATTCCGAAGGCCACGCCGACCGGGCCTGGGCGGCGTTCCTCGGCCTGTATGCGGCCAAGGATGGCCACCAGGTCATCGAGCACCAGAGCGCGGGCACGCGTGAAAGCATGGCCGCAGCCGATACCGAGCGCGCCTATCCAACCTTGACCGCCCGGGGCTTCGGCACCGTCTCGGGCGGCACCGATTTCGCGGGGTTCTAAGAGTGGCCACACCATCCAGTAAAAACAGCGATACGGCTGCAAACGCAGCCCCCACGCCTGAGTACGGCCGACAGATCGCGTCAGTCGCCAATGGCAATGACATCACGCGCGGCTATGTGGGGCCGCTGCTGCTCACGACCGACTCGGTGTTGCGCCGGCGTTCCGGCGGCAATCTCGCGCTATACGAGCACGTCTATTCCGATTCGCAGGTGAAAAGCTGCTTCGGCCAGCGGCAGTTAGCCGTCGTGAAATGCGACTGGCGGGTCGAGCCGGCCAGCGACGAGCCGATCGACGTGAAAGCGGCTGACTGGTGGCGTGGCGAACTGGCGCGCATCGGCTGGGATCGGATCACGACGCAAATGCTGTTCGGCGTGTTCTATGGCTATTCCGTTGCCGAGATGATCTACGAGCCCTATGAGCGCACGGTACGGATCGGTACCGTGCGCGTGCGCAACCGGCGCCGCTTCCGTTTCGACGAAGATATGGGCCTGCGCCTGCTCACGCCCACGGAGATGCTGCGCGGCGTGCCCGCCGAGGCGCCGTATTTTTGGCATTTCTCCGCCGGCGCGGACAATGATGATGAACCCTACGGCCAGGGGCTGGCACACTGGCTGTATTGGCCCGCGTTCTTCAAGCGCCAGGGGCTGAGTTTCTGGCTGCGGTTCCTGGATAAGTTCGTATCGCCTACGGCAGTCGGCAAATACCAAGCTGGCAGCACGAGCCCCGAGGAACAATCGAAGCTCCTGGCCACGGTAGCGGCGATTCAGACCGACGCTGGCGTCATCATGCCCAATGACATGATGATCGAGTTCATGGAGGCGGCGCGCTCGGGCACGGCCGATTACAAGAGCTTGCACGACACGATGGACGCGACCATCGCCAAGGTGACACTCGGCCAGGTCGCAAGCTCTCAAGGCACGCCCGGAAAGCTCGGTAACGACAATCTGCAAGGCGAGGTGCGCCGCGACCTCATCAAAGCGGATGCTGACCTGGTCTGCGAGTCGTTCAACCTGGGGCCCGTGCGCTGGCTCACCGCCTGGAACTTTCCCGGGGCGCAGCCGCCACATATCTACCGCGACGTCGAAGAGCCCAAGGATTTGAAGGCGTTGTCAGAGCGTGACGCGAACATCTCCAAGCTTGGCTACCGCCCGAAGCTGATCGCCTTGCAGCAGACATATGGCGGCGAGTGGGAGCCGATCCCATCGTTCCGGCCGGCGCCAGGTGCCGCTCAGCCCGGCGCCGACCCGGCCACGTTCGCGGCGCCCGCGCCGGCTATGCCGCCCGACGTGGGCGTGGCACGCACCCTGGTCGCCCAGAAGCACCTGGATGCCGCCATTGACGCGCTGCCGGCCGACGCCGTGCGCGACGCCCTGGATGCGTTCCTGCACCCCGCGGTGCAGGCGATCCAAGCGGGCACCTCGCTCGAAGACGTCTACGAGCGCCTTGTGGCGGCCGCGCCGGACATGGACGATTCGCATCTGCAGGAAATGCTGGCCAGGGCTATTTTCGTGGCCGACCTCTGGGGGCAGATCGGCACGCAGGACCGTAGCAATGCCTGATGCGTCCGCCGCGCCCGACCTGAAATATGCCATCGGCCTGCCGCCGGCCGAGGCGATCGACTATTTCAAGGGCCTGGGCTATCGGATCAGCCGCAACGCCGTGCAGGCCTACAACGCCGCCCAGGCCAAGGCCTTTACCGTGACGGGCATCACCCGCATGGATCTGCTGCAGGACGTCAAAGCGGGACTGGACAAGGCCCTGGCCAAGGGCACCACGCTGTCCACCTTCCAGAGCGAGACGAACGACCTGCTGCGCCGGCGCGGCTGGATCCGCACACCCGGCGGCGCCCACGCGGAGCCTGGTACCGGCGAAGTCGTCGCGCAGTTGCCGCCGCGCCGCATGCAGACGATCTTCCGCACGAACATGCAGTCCGCGCTCATGGCCGGCAAATACCAGCAGCTGCAGGATGACGTCGATATTGCCCCGTACTGGCAGTACGTGGCCGTCATGGACAGCCGCACGCGCCCAGCGCACGCCGCGGCCAACGGTCTGATCTTCAAGCACGACGATCCGTTCTGGGATAGCCACTTTCCGCCGTGCGGCTTCAATTGCCGCTGCAGCGTCCGGGCACTGCGGGCCCGGGACATCGATCGCCGCGACCTGGACGTGTCCGACAGCGACGGGATGCTGGAGCCCACCGAAGTGCCTGTCGGCCGCCAGACGCGGCCCTCCGTGGCCTTCGTCGACAAGGTCACCCGCACCCGTTTCGTGCCGGATCCTGGGTTCGGGCAGCGCCCGGTACGCACGCAGCAGACGCTCGGCCAGGCCCTGGGCAACAAAATCGAGCAGGTCGCGCCCGAGGTCAGTGCCGCAGTGGTGGCCGCGAAGCCTAGGCTGACCTCGGCCCTGGCCGAGGAATATCAGGGCTGGGCGCGGCAGACGTTGACGGCCGGCCGGCCGCAACATGACTACCGTGTTGTTGGGACCCTATCGCCCAAGATCGTAAAGACCTTGCGAGCTAAGGAATACACGATCGCCAATGCGGCGTTGGTCCTGCGCGACGATGAGCTGCTGCACCTCGCGCGCGACGCGAAGCGGGCACGGTCGGCGGCATTGACCCGAGCACAGATCCTGCAGCTGCCGGATTTGCTGGCCCATCCACAAACGGTGCTCTGGGATAACGAGGATCCGGCGTTGGTCTACGTCCTGGACCTGCAGGGCCAGGCGGCCACCAAAGCTATTGTGCGCGTCGATTGGCGCACGTCCCTGCGAGATGATCAGGGGCGACACAAAGCAACGGTCAACGCGATACGGACAGCGGGTGTGGTGCAGGTGGGGGATTTGCATGCGGCGCGCTATACGCCGATCGAGGGCAGCTGGAAAAGCGAGGATTGAGGTGTTGCCGTGGAGAGGCGCCATTCCCCAGCTCGGAAACCTTATGGGGTGTCTCTCATGTAGCGGCTGCGGCTGCAGCCCCCGCGATCAGCCCGGCGGCTTTCTGTCGTCACGGCAACGACCTTATTTTACAAATGATCGAGATTGAAGTCACTGTCAAGAACCTGGCCGAGGCATTCGCCGCCCTAGAGCGCGGGCTACGCGACGCCACGCCTCTGATGAAGGAAATCGCCTTCGTCATGAACGACGCCGTGGCCGAGAACTTCGAGCAGGGAGGCAGGCCCACCTGGCTGGGTAAGAAATCGGGCGGGCCCAGCAAGCTGCAGGACACCGGCCGGCTGAAATCCTCCATCGTGCGCTACTACGACCAGAGCTCCGCGACAGTGGGCACCAATGTCGTTTACGCAGCTATCCACCAGTTGGGGGGCAAGACGCCACCGCATACCATTCGGGCCAAGAACGCCAAGGCGCTGCACTTCGGCAATCGCTTCGTGAAATCGGTGCGCCACCCCGGCTCAAAAATTCCCGCACGGCCATTCTTGGACATGACCGAAGAGGACAGCACCGAGCTCGAGCTCGTGGCCGAAAAATACCTGCGCGGCCTGGTCGAATAGCCCACCCTCGAAAATCGGGCCGTAGAGCGTTTTTTTGGCCTTGGGGCTACGTCGATACCTAAATCGCGTCAGACCCCGTTTGCAAATCGCTGTAAAGACCTTTGCGAAGGTGTTTGAAACCGGCCACACCCCTGCATTGCGCTTCGACGGCAGAAACCGGGGAGATGTTGATTTTGTCCTGGTTCCAAAGACATACCCGTCCCGCGCCGCCATCATGGCGCCATGCCTACCGCTAATGCTCATCCCGCACCGCGTATCCCGTTCTTCAAGCCGGGCGATCTGACCTCGTCGGATGGCCGGGCTGTGACTTTCACGGCCGCAGACCTGCAGGAAATCGTCGACAACTACGACCCGGCCTTGTCGCGCGCGCCGTTGGTCGTGGGGCATCCGACGATGGATGCGCCCGCATATGGCTGGGCTCAGTCCCTGTCGTTTGACGGTGAGCTGCTGTCGGCCGAACCCGACCAGGTCGAAGTGCAGTTCGCGGCCATGGTCAACGACGGGCGCTTCCCGAATCGTTCGGCCGCCATCTACTTGCCGAACTCCCCGGGCAACCCCAAGCCCGGAAAGCTGTATCTCAAACACATCGGTTTTCTGGGCGCGGCCGCGCCGGCCATCCCGGGCCTGCCGCCCGTGAAGTTCGCCGCCGACGCTGATGCGCCGACATTTTCCTTTGCGCAGTCCGATTTCAACCCTCTGGAGCCTTCAATGCCCGAGTCCAAAACCCCCGACACCAATGACGCCGTCACTTTTGCGGCAAAGCAGGCCAAGCTCGACGACGATGCGCGCAAGCTGACCGAGCGCGAACGTGAGCTGGAAGCCCGCGAAAAGCGTCTGACCGATGAACGCAAAGCCGCCGAACGCGAAGCCGCCGTTACATTCGCCCAAGGCTTGGTCACCGAAGGCAAGGTATTGCCGGCTGAAACCGACTCGGTCGTGGAGCTGATCATGGCGTTGCCCAATGACGCGGCGCCCGTGACCTTCGCTCAGGCCGGCACCACGGTGAGCAAGCCCGCACGCTCGATGCTGCGCGAGTTGCTCACGGCCATGCCCAAGCGTGTGAACTATGCCGAAAAGTCCCGCGCCCGCCACGACGGCGCTGCGCCGGTCACATTCGCTGCGCCCGCAGGCACGGACGTCGATGCGGACCGCGCCGACCTGTACGGCCGCGTCAAGGAAATTCAGGCGCAGCACCCGAACATGTCGTTCATGGAAGCGGCCCACCTGGCCGGCGCCTGATCGACACACCTATCGATTACCTCCCCGGAGATAGCAATGTCCCAGAAGACTTCCCTTTTGACTCTGTCTGTGAAGGCCACGGCCGCCGTCTCGGCGCACACATTCGTGACAGTGGCGGGCGCTACGGCCGCAGCCGGCGCCGACGCTCACGGCGTAGCCATTTGCGATGCCGCCAGTGGTGACCTATTCGGCGCGGACGTGCTCGGCACGACCATCGTCAAGGTCGACGCGGACATCACCGCGAGCGCACGCCTGGCCGTGGGTGCATCTGGCGGTGTCAAGCCGGCGGGCGAAGGCAATTATGTTGTCGCACGCGCGCTGACAGCCGCGACGGCCGGCGATCTCACCGAGGTGCTGCTGTTCCAGGGCGGCCCGACCATCCCCGCGGCGTAATTCCGCAGCCACTCCTCAGATTTCATAAGGACACAAAATGCTTAATCCCGCACAAGGCCGCGTCGTCGATCCGATCCTTTCGGAATACGTCCGCGGCTACAAACAGCCACAGCTGATCGGCACGGCGCTTTTCCCGCGCGCTCCCGTCGCGCAGTATGGCGGCAAGGTCATCGAGTTCGGCAAGGAAGCATTCCGCTTGTACAACGTCAAGCGCGCGCCGGGTGGCGCCACCGGCCGTGTCGAATTCGGATACGAAGGCAAGCCCTACGCGATCGTCCCGGGTGCACTGGAAGCCAAGGTGCCGCGCGAATGGATGCGCGATGCTTCCCAAGTTCCAGGTATCAACCTGGCCAGCCGCGCGGTGAATCTGGTCATGCGTGCCATGGCGTTGAGTCATGAGTATGAATGCGCTCAGATAGCCCACGGCGCCGGCAACTACGACTCGGATCACAAGGTCGCTCTCGCATCGGGCTCCCGATGGGGCGACGCGGTCGATCCCATTACCGACATCAACAAAGGCAAGGAAGCGATCCGTTCCAGCATAGGGATGGAGCCGAACGTGCTGGAGATCAGCGCCTCGACCTGGAACAAGCTCAAGACCAACCCGAAGCTGCTGGAGCGCATCAAATACACCACGGTGGATTCGCTGACCATTCAGATGCTGGCCAATCTCGTGGAAATCCAAAACGTCGTCGTCGGGAAGGCTGTTGTAGCTTCTGGCGCCGATGATAGTTTCGGCGACATCTGGGGCAATGATGCGGTGCTGGCCTATGTGTCGGACAACCCGTCACCCAACAATGAAGAGCCGTCCTACGGCTACAGCTACGTCATTGAAGGGCACCCTGCAGTGGAGCTGCCGTACTGGGATGCGAACGCCAAGTCCTGGATCTACGGGGTGTCGGATGACGTCACGCCGGTGCTCTCGGGCATGACGGCCGGCTATCTCATCCAAAACGCGGGAGCCGACTGATCATGGCACATCGCATCGTCTACCCCGTCAAGCACGCCGGCAAGATCCATAAAACCGGCCAGGTTGTGAACTGGCCCGCCGATGTGACCGGCGACCTGGTCAAGCTCGGCGCACTGATGCCGTTGGATGGCGCGCCGGCCGCCGAGCCGGAGAAACTGCCGGAGACGCCTGCCGTTCCCGAAAAGCAGCCCGATTCGGGTTTGCCGGCCGTGCCGGTGCACTCCGATAAGCCGGCAAAACCTGAAGAGCCGGCCAGGCCCCGAAAGCCGGCCAAGAAATAACTCCGCCGCCGCCGAAACGTCCCGCGTGATGCCGTAAGCGTGGGAGGAAGACTGGATCCGTGCCCTCGGCCTTGTGGGGCACGCGATCGCTGAATACGACACCATGCAGAACTACGCCACCCAGCAAGACCTGATCGACGCCATCGGCGAAGACGAGTTGATCCGCCTCTCCGACACCCGGGCCAACCCCGGCGTGATCGGTGCGGATCTGGTGGCGCGCGCGCTTGATCGCGCCAGCGTCGATATCGATGCCCGGCTTTCGGCCCGTTATCCGAAGCCGTTTGCCGCGATTCCGCGTGTGCTGGTCGGGATCTGCTGCGACATGGCGGTCTATCGCCTGTGCGGCACCGAGGGGCGGGTCATGACCGATGAGATCCGCGATCAGTATCGCGAGGCGCTCAAGCTGCTGGCGCTGATCGCCAATGGTGAGGTCAAGCTGGGCGCGGATATGACCGACACACAGGTATTTTGGCCCAGTGGCGTGCAGACGGCGCCGGCGCGCTCCAGCTTCGATCGCGACCTGGAGGATTTCCGGTGAGCGGCCCGATCCAGACCCTATATACGCAGATCGAGACGGCCATCGTTGATCGGCTGCGGCTCGGCCTGGGCAGCATGGTGCGCTCGGTGTCCAGCTACGGCGGCGAGCTCGATGACGATCTGGGTGTGATTGCTGCCGCGCTCCCTGCGGCCTGGGTGACCTTCGGTGGTGTGACAAACAGCCGGCGCACGTCGACCTCGCGCCAGAAATTCCGCTGCGAAGGCAAGTTCGTCGTGATGGTGGGCGATCGCAACGGCCGCGGCGAGCAGGCCAGCCGCCAGGGCGGCGTCCAGGCCTCCGAGGTCGGCACCTATCCGCTGCTCTATGCCGTGCGGCGCTTGTTGGCATCCCAGGACCTGGGCTTGCCTATCGAGGCGTTCACGCCTGCTCGCGTACGCACGCTGTTCAACACCAAGGTGGCGCGCCAGGCACTTTCTGTCTTTGCTGCCGAGTTCGACACGGTCTGGATCGAATCCGCCCTGGATCTCGGCCGCTGGCCGGCCCCGGTTGATGCGGACGATCCCGACCAGGTCTTTGCAACTTACCAGGGCAAGCTCGATTCGCCATACCCGGATCTCGACCGCGTCGGCCTGCATGTTTACCCCACGCCGCCGGCCCAGGAAGATCCCGCCGTTACAGATGTGGTTCAGCTCAACACCGAGGAGTCGCCATGAGCAAAAGCACGTTCAAAGTCCAGGCCGCCACGGGCCTGAAAGTTCCCCACGAAACGAAGCCCCGCAAATACATTGCGGGGGCCGAAACCGTGACGGTTCCCGCCACGGCCTATTACCTGCGTCGCATCGCCTCGGGCGAGCTGATCGATGTCGCCGCGTCAAAGGCTGCTGCGGCCGCCGCGAAAGGAGCCTAATCCATGGCCAGCCCGAATATCTCGTTCGACAATATCCAGTCGAGCATCCGCAAGCCCGGAGACTATTTCGAATTCAACACCAAGCTGGCTGTCCGGACGCTGCCGGGCAACCTGCAGAAAGTCCTGATCGTCGGCCAGCGGCTGGCCGCCGGCACGGTCGCGGCCCTGACTCCCGTGGACGTGTTCGACGATGACACGGCGGCTACCTACTTCGGCCGCGGCTCGATCGCGCATCTGATGGTCAAGGAAGCCATTACGGCAAACCCCTATGTGCAGTTGACGGCCATTGCCGTCGACGACGCGGGGGCCGCCGTAGTCGCAACCGGCAAAGTCACGTTTACGGGCGCAGCGACCAGCGTGGGCGTGGCCAGCGTCTATATCGCGGGGACACGCGTCGATGTTGCGGTCGACAACGGTGATGCGATCGCCGATATCGCTGCGGCCGTGGCCGCGGCGGTGGGTGATCTGCCCGATCTGCCCGTAACGGCAACCGCAGCCTTGGGCGTAATCACGCTGTCAGCCAAGAATAAAGGCCTGGCCGGTAACGGAATTGTGATTTCGGCGGCTGTCACAGCCACCGGCGTAACGGTGGCCACCACGGCCTTCTCCGCCGGGGACGTGGATCCGGATCTGGCGCCCGCATTCGCGGCGGTATTTTCGGCCTGGTACAACATCATCGCCATCCCGTTCGCCACCACTGAAGCGCTGACGGCCCTGCGCGATCATCTGGAGTCTGTAGGCTCGCCCATGGAGCAGCGTGACGCGATCGGCGCCGCGGGCATCCCGACAACCTTGGCTGCCGCCACCACGCTTGCCACGGCGAATAACTCGGGGCTGATATCGCTCGCCTGGCACTCGGGCTCGACGAAATCCGCAGCCGAGATTGCGGCGGGCTATGCCTCGGTCATCGCTAGCGAAGAGGATCCAGCCCGCCCCTTGAATACGCTGGAGATAGCCGGCCTGGATATCACCGCGCTGGCTGATCAGCCCAGCCGTACCGAGCAGGAAAACGCTCTGCACAATGGCGTCACACCGCTTACCGTGTCCGCCGATGGCCGGGTAAGCATCGTTCGGGCAATCACGACCTATACCGTCAATGCGGCGGGCGTGGACGATATCTCGCTGCTCGACCTGACCACGATGCGCACGCTCCACTACGTGCGCAAGGCCATGCGTGAACGCATCGCGCTGCGTTTCCCCCGGGAAAAGCTCTCGGACAAGACGCCGCCCAAGGTGCGCTCCGAGCTGCTCGACGTCGCGACGAAGTGCGAGGAGCTGGAGATCCTGGAAAACGTCGACGCCAACAAGGACGGCCTTATTTGCGAGCGCGATTTGCAGGATCCGAACCGGCTCGATGCCAAGATTCCGGCCGATGTCGTGAACGGCCTGCATGTTTTCGCCGGTCGGATCGACCTGCTGCTGTAATCACCACTGAAAGGAGCCAATATGGCACTGGAAGAATATGTAGGCGCCATCATCCTGGACGTGGATGGCCAGGAAGTGGAAGTCGTCGATCTCAGTACGACCGAGCGCACCGGCAAGCGGCCCGTGAAGACCATGAACCGCACCGGGCGAGTCAAGGGTTTCTCTCGGGGCATCTACGAGTATGAGCTGCGCCTGACCGTGGTGATTCCGCTCACGGGTGACCTGGACTGGGGAAGCATCGAGGGAGCGAAACTGACTAAGTTTCCTGTGGGCTCGGACGACAATCGCGAGTCGTACCTGGATTGCGTCACGACCGAGGTCGGCGAGACCTACAACGTCGACAACGAAGCCCGGCGCGACATTAGCATGTTCGCCACTCGCAAGGTGCTCGAATGAGCGGCGCAACCGCAATAGCCCGCATCGAGGCGGGCCAGCTCGAATTCGGCGTGGAATACGAGGGCGCACTGCATTACGACTTCGAGATGCGCCTGACTACCATTGCCGACAATATCGCCGCGCTGGACAAATACGGTGCCGAGTCGGGCCTGCGCATCACCACGGCCATGTACGCCAGTGCGATCGTCAAGCTGGGCACGATTCCGGCCGATGCCATCACGCCCGATTTCCTCATTGGCGCCTTGGCCGAGCCTGACTTCGATGTCCTGGCCGCCGCCCAGGAGCGCCTTAAAAAAAAGCGCAGGCGGTCGAGCAGCGTCTCGGCAGCTTCCGGCTCGCCGTCCTCGTCCTCGGCCAATACGGCATCACCCAGGATGCCATTGAACGGATGACTTCCGTGCAGCTCGACGGCCACCTGGATGCCGTCGCGCGGCTGCGCAATCCCTCCAGGCGCGGCGCGCGCGGTCGGCGCGGCAGTGGCGCCCACCCGGCTCAGGACGTTACGACCACGCGATCGGTGAGCCTGCGCCAGCGTCCCCCGAAAAAAGCAGAGAGGTAGCGGCATGGCTCGTGATTTGAAAGTCGGTTTGACTATTGCAGCCAAGGATGCTGCAAGCGATCAGCTAAACCGTGTTAGCCGCGATGCTGAACGCCAGGCCAAGCGGGTCAGCGAGTCCTCTCAGCGCGCTGCCCGCGATGCCAGCCGCGAACAAGAGCGGGCAAATGGCCGCGTCGAAGAATCGCAGGCGCGCCTGGGCCGTTCGCGCGAGCAAACGAGTATACGTACCGAGGCCCGCATACGTCAGGAAATTCAGCGCACCCAAGCGGCCTATGATCGCTTGGCCCGTTCGGGTGAGCTTTCGGCGAGAGAGCAAGGCCGAGCCTATGAGCAGACGCGCAACAAGATTGCGGGGCTGCGGCGCGAAATGTCGGGGCTGGAACAGCAAGAACGGCGTGCCGGCCGAGGAATGAATGCCGGATCCATGATTCTGCGCGGCGGCCAGATGTTGATGTCGGGCGGGCTTATCTCCGGCGCCGCGGCAGGCGGTTATGCAATTGCCCAACCGATTCGGCGCACGGCCAGCTATGAGCGTCGGCTCATGAATATGTCGAATATCGCGTTCGACGAAAGGGATAAAGCGGGCCGCGTCAGAGGTGCCGGGGAATTGAAATCGGTTATTGATTCCACACTTCAGACATCGGGCGGAGACCGTGATCAAGCCGCAAATGCGTTAGAAACCTTGCTCGCGGCAGGCGTCGTCAACCACGGTGACGCCCTGAAGCTTCTGCCGACTATTCAGAAATATTCGGTGGCAGAAAACGCAGATTCTGAAGATGTCGCACGGCTCGTTAACACGATGGTGAAGACGGGCGGCGTGACGGTCGACCAGATCCCGCGAGCGCTGGACATGTTCGTTCAAGGTGCGAAGGATGGCCCGATCGAGTTCGCCGATCTCGCACGAGGTATGCCACGCATTGTCGCGGCGGCGTCGGCCACTGGTATGAAAGGCATGCATGACCTGCCCTCATTGATCTCGATCGTCGAGAATTCGATGGGTACGGCTGGAACTCCCGACGAGGGCATGATCAATGTCACGGATTGGCTGAACGATCTCATAAGCCGCAGCGCGACGCATTTAGCGTCCAAAGTCCAATGGGCACCTGGTAAAAGCGTCGATCTGATTGGTACGCTGGCCGCAGACCGGGCAAAGGGCCTGAATACCGCCCAGTCGTTTGACCGAATCATGAACCGTATTATCCAGAACGACCCCAACGTCAAGCGAGTCGACGCCCAGTTGAGGCAGGCACCTGCCTCCGAGCGACAGAACATGCTGGAGTCACAGATGGCTCTGTTCGAGGGGTCGCAAATAGGTAAGCTGCTGCGCAATCAACAAGCGCTTCGCGGTTACCTCTCATATCGATATATGCGTCCGGAAGACCGTCAGCAGAGCGTACAGAACATTGTCAACAGCTCAGGGGCGGGCGCGAGAGATTGGGAGGCCATCGCTACTACAAGCTCGTTCAAACTCCAGAACGCATCGAACACTGCGCAGTCCGCCGAGTTCGATGCATTTAAGAACGCCTCTGGCGCGGTGGGTGATCTGGCGCAGAAAGTTGCCGATCTGGCTAAGGAATATCCAGGAATGACAAAAGCCGCGGTGGGTGCGGCCGAAGCACTCCGGGCGCTTGCGTTCGCTGCGGGGTCATGGATGCTCTTCGGCGCATTGCGCGGTCGCGGTTTGGCCGCTGCGGGCATGGCCAGCGCTGGCATTGGCGTTGGCGAAGCTACGGCCGCCGGCGTAGCGGGAGCCGCTCGCGGTGGCAGCGGTGTACTCCGGGGCCTGGCGAAGGGCCTGGGCCCCGCGGCGATCGCGGGCATAGGCGGCTACGATCTATACAACATCTACAACAGCAACGCTCCGTCCGATAAAAAGAACGTCGCGGCCGCCGGTGTGGCAGGCGGCACGGGGGGTAGCCTCGCGGGGATGTATGCGGGCGCCGCGCTCGGTTCTGCCATAGTGCCCGTGCTCGGCACTGCAGTGGGCGGCGCGCTCGGCGCGTGGGGCGGAAATTACCTCGGCGGCGAGTTGGCCGAGCGCCTGGCCACGACGATGTACTTCGCCAAGCAGCCGACTGAGCCCGCGCTGCCCGCGCCGGTCATGAATCCGGGCGACTTCCAGGCGCGCCTGGGCGGCGGGACGATGGGTTCAATCCCTGTGCATGTCACCGTGGATGTGCAAAACGGCAATATCACCGCGTCGGTCATGGACGCGATGAGTCGCGACGCGCGGAGGCACTGATGTCCTGGGCTGACATGCTGATCAACGCGTCATTCAAAGGCACATCTTTCGAGTGCATATCGACCGACGATGAAACCGGCCGCGACGTCGCCTTCTACGAGTATCCCTACGTAGACGGTACCGACTCCGACGACCTCGGGCGGCGCGGCCGCCAGTTCAGCATCCGCGCGGTGTTCTGGAATGAGTTTTATGCGCTACTGCCGGGTTTCCTGCAGCTCCTCGATGAGTCAGGCCCCGGCGAACTGATCCACCCGACATACGGATCCTTCCCGTCGGTGCAGTTGCTGCGCCACCGGGTGCGCCAGGATGCGGAGCGGCCGGACTTCGCCATCGTGCAGATGGAGTTCGTCGAGCACCTGGACAGCAAGCCGCCGTTTTCCCGCTCGATCCCGATCTTGCAGACCCTGCAGGTCTACGCTGCCATGGTCTCGGCCTGGATCGGCGCGGCCGAGGATTTCGTGGGGCGCATCGACATGTTGCGCACGTCGCTGCTGGGCGGGGCCGTGGGCCTGTTTTCGCGCCTGTCGGCCTTGGGCGACATGACGGCCGGCGTGATCATGGGTTTCCGTAATACCTTTTCAGGCACGACAATCACCACGACGTCCAGCGACTATTCCGACGATCCGGATGCTTTCTGCGCCGATGTCTCTGCCGGCCTGGAGGCGGGGCTGACCGCGAACCGCGATTTTTCGGGTGATCGCGCCATGTCGGATTGGTCCGCCGTGATGATCGATGCCAATGCCATCACGGCGCTGCCCACGCAGCTTTCCCTCGGAACTGCGCCGTCCATGTCGGCTACGGGCCACCTGGCGGCGATCCCCGTTGACCCGGCAGACCTCGGCGCCGTCGACGCGCTGGTGACGGCCGCTGTGGCCAGCGCGGTTGCACAGACCGCCTCTGACCTGCTCAACGAACAGGCCACCACGCCTACGCTAACGCCTGCGCAGGTCGAGCAGATCGCCGATGATGCGCGCGACCTGATCAACCAGGCGATCGCCAAGTACCGCGCCCTAGAGGGCTCAGTAGCGGCGCGCCCGGTCACCGAGCCGCTGAAGACCGCGGCCGGCGAGCTGTTGGATCTGGCCCTGGCGGTGCTCAATGCCCGACCGCCCCTGATTTCGCGCCAGATCCCTGCGCCCTGCAACCTGCACCTGGCAGCGTTCCGATGGTACGGGGACTATACGCGCGCCACCGAGCTGCTGCGGCTCAATCCTACCGTGCGCAACCCGAACGACATCCTGCGCGGAGACGTCCTCAATGGCTACGCAGACTGACGATCCAGATGCTATCAGCGTGATCGTGGGCGGCAATGTGCATAAGCACTGGACCACGTATGAGATCGACAGCGACCTGCTCACGCCGGCCGATGCCTGGACCGTCCAGTTGGGGCTGGATGCAGGCAGCAAGTTGCCGGCCGAGATCGTCAGCATGGCCGACGTCGAGATCCGCGTGGGTGACGATACGGTCATGAAAGGCCGCATTGACGAAATCCGCCATCACGTCGAGAAGCATTCGCCCTGGGTCATGATGTCCGGGCGTGACGGGGCGGCGGTCCTCGTGGATTGCTCGGCGCCGATTTTCGTCGCCAAAGAGATCACGCTCGACCAGGTCGTCGCCCAGGTCGTGCGCCCGCTGGGCATCACATCGGTACGGATCGACGCCGATGAGAAGGCCCGCATGGAGAAAATCAATATCGACCCGGGCACGACGGCCTGGGACGCGCTGCAACAGGCCGCCGAAGCGAATGGGCTATGGCCCTGGTTTGAGCCAGATGGCACGCTCGTGGTCGGTGGGCCCGACTATACGGCCGATCCCGTCGACGAGCTCGTGATGCGTCTTGATGGAAAGGGGAATAATCTGCTGTCGCTGGAATACATACAGTCCATGCCCCAGCACTATTCTGAGGTGACGGTGCTGGGACAGGCGCACGGCACTTCCCACCAGTTGGGTAAGGCGTCGGTGAAGGCCACGGCGAAAGACACCAACGTGGCAATCTACCGGCCGCATGTATCCGTCGACGGTGACGTGTTGACTGCGACGGAGGCACGCTCGCGCGCCAGGAAATATGTCGCAGACGGCCGGCTGGCGGGCACCACCCTGGTGGCTGCGGTCAAAGGTCATCGTACCGTCGCGGGCGAGCTATGGCACCCAGGCCAACGTGTCTATTTGACGTCAGAACCACATGGGCTGGACGATATTTATTTCCTGATGGCCCGCAAGTTTTCGGGCGGACGCGGCCGACCCACGGTTACCCAGCTCACCTTGAAGGAAGACGGCGTCTGGGTGCTCGATGCGCACAAACAGCGCAAAAAGGCGGGTAAGAAGAAGCTCGTGCCGACGATCGTGGACTGGAATTGAGCATGCACCGTGCTATTCAACAGCAGATTGGACGCGCTATGGCTGCCGTGCGCCAGGCGTTTCGTGGTGTGGTCGGCCGTGTGGATAGCGCCGGGCCCGTCCAGCTCGTTTCTCTGTCGGGCCTGGCCGGTGAGGATCTGCGCGACCAAGAGCAGTTTCAGGAGTATGGGTACACGTCGAACCCGCCGTCTGGCACGATGGGGGTGTTGGTGCCTCTGGGCGGAAAGACTTCGCACAGCATCATCATCGCCACGGAGCACGGCCAATATCGCCTGACAAGCCTGAAACCCGGCGAAGTTGCCCTATACACCGATGAGGGTAGCAAGATCGTGCTCAAGCGCGGCCGCGTCATCGAGACCGACTGCGACGACTATATCGTCAACTGCAAGACCTTTACGGTCAATGCGGACGACGAATCGACCTTCAACACGCCTACGCTGACCGCTAGCGATGAGGCTGTTGTCAATGGCCTGGTCACCGGCAGGGGTGGACTGGCACTGTCCAATGAGTCGGGTAGTGACGGGCCGGTGGCGCAGATCGCCGGCGACGTTGAGGCAACGGGCGACGGCCGTTTTAATGGCGTCAGCACGGTTCATCACAAGCACCCGGGTGACTCGGGCGGCACCACGGACGAGCCGATTCCTAGCTGATTTTGCCCTCGTTCCAAAGACGTTGCGTCCCCGGGCCGGCACCATGTCGGCATGGACGCACTGATCGACCCTGCCACGGGTGACTATACGGGCCAGCGCACCACGACGCTGGCCAATGCCGTTTATCTTCGGCTCATGACACCGCTGGGCAGCTGGTGGGCATTGCCCACGCTCGGCTCTCGTCTGCATGAGCTGCGTCGGGAAAAAGACCTGCCGAGGTTCTATACGCTTGCTCAACAATACGCTGAGCAAGCATTGGCCCCGATCCTTGCGGACGGCCGTGCTCGCGAAATTACCGTTACGGCCAGCGGCCCGCGCCCTGGCTGGTGCCTGTTGGAAATACAGGTGGTGCAGGCATCCGGCCAAGTCGAACAATTCCAGCACTTCGTACGGGTGTCGTGATGGCTTTTCCTGTGCTCGACATGGCCACGGTGCGCGCCAATATCCTGCGCGACATCAAGAACCTGCTGCCCGATGCAGATGTCGGCGAAGACAGCGATTACTTCGTCCGGGCCACCAGCATCGGCAGCGCCGTCGAGGGCCTGTATCAACACCAGCAGTGGATCGTTCGGCAGATTTTTCCGGATTCGGCAGACACCGATTTCTTAGAGCTGCACTGCGCATTGCGCGACATCCGGCGCAAGTCAGCCGTCTCGGCGAGCGGCCTCCTCGGAGCAACAGGAACAGCCGGCAAGAATGTGCCGGTCGGGTTGATCGTTGTATTGGACGACGGCCGTCAGTACGCGGTGACGACCTCAGCGCTGATCGGGGAAGACGGGACGGCCGACATTCAGGTCTCCGCCGTCGTTCCTGGTGTCGCAGGGAACGTCGCCGCGGGCGCTGCTGGCACTTTCCAGATGGCGCCGGCCGGGATAGATTCCGCTGTCGTTATGGGCGATATCGTGGGCGGCACAGAGCGGGAAACGGATGCTGCGCTGCTGGCCCGCCTGCTGGATCTCATCCGGCGGCCGCCGGCGGGAGGCAACAAATACGACTACAAGCGGTGGGCGTTGGGAGTGTCTGGCGTCGTTGGGGCCTATGTGTATCCGCTGCGGCGGGGCAACGGCACGGTGGACATTGCTGTGACCGCCGAGGATGGCCTGCCGTCCGAGGCAACCATCGACGCCGTCCAGGCGCATATCGACGACGTGCGACCGGTAACAGCCAAGAATTCGATTGTGCTGGCGCCAGACATCATGCCGGTCGATTATGAGGTTGAGGTGCAGCTCGACGGCATAACGCCGGACGCTGCACAGGTAGCGATCGAAGCTGCATTAGCCGGCCAGTTTGCTCAGATAGAGCCAGGCCAGGGCCTCGTACGCAGTCGCAGCGAAGCCTTGATAACCGCTGTCTCGGGTATTGTCGATCGAAGGGTCGTCGCGCCGGCGGCGAACGTATCGGCAATCGTCAATGGCGATACCGTGCAGTGGCTACGCCTGGGCACGGTAACCGTGAGCTTGATGGAATGAAGCACGTCGACCTGCTGGGCGCGCTGCTGCCGCCAGAGAGCTATGACCCGAGGGGGCTACGCATCGGTGCCGAGCTGGTCGCCGAGGGCAATGCACTGGACGCCGCGCTGACTCGGTCGGCGGATGCCGCAAATTCAATCACGCCGTGGCTCGCGGGCGACTTGATCGTCGACTGGGAGCGCGTGCTCGGGCTGTCGCCGGCAGGTGGCTATCAGCAACGCCTCGAGGCGGTGCTCGCAAAGATCGCCGAGACCGGCGGGCTGTCGATCCCATATTTCAAAGGGCTGGCTGCCCGAATGGGCTACACGATCGACATCGTCGAGCTGCAGCCGTTCTGGGTGGATTACAGCTGCGTGGATCGGGATCTGATCTATGACGAAGACATCGTCTGGGTCTGGCAAGTGGTCGTCGAGGGCGGCTCAGGACAGCGCAGCTACCAGTTTTACGTGGATTCGTCCTGTGTGGGCGACCGGCTGCTGTCATTCGGCGACCCCGTCATCGAGAGCGTGTTCGAAGACCTCAAGCCCGCGCATACCTATGTTTATTTCGCTTATCAATAGGAGCCGCTCATGCAGCGTATAGCAACTGGAGACGGTCGTTTCGCCGCCGGGAATCCCGCCAACGGCACGCCTGGCACCATGGTGACCAGCCTTTATATGAACGACCTGCAGGACGAAGTCTGCAACCTCATTGAGGGCGCCGGCCTCACGCTCGATCCAGCCGACAAGACACAGCTTTTGAAGGCGGTCAACGCGCGCATAGCGCAAAGCTCGATGCTGGTGGTACCGACAACGCCAACTGAGCAGATCGACGACGTGGGGCTGATTTTCGTAAAAGACCGCTTGAATTTCCAGACATGGGTGGATACGGCCTACTACACAGGCTACCGTTCGCTGAATTGTGGCCGGTTCACCTGGGGCACGACGACATCGCCCAGGCCCGGGGAGATCGAGGCGGAAGGCGACATCATTGACGGCGACGACGAACCTTCGCTGATCGCATATTTCCAGGAAAACGGACTCACGAAGCCCATTGCAAATTGGACAGCGGGAACATGGATCCTGGGCGTCATGGGAGATGGAACCTACCGGTTGCCCGACATGCGCAATATGTTCGTTCGGGCCACGGGTACTGACGCTGACACTGCAAATGCTAGGGTCCTAGGAAGCAAGCAAACAGACGCCATACAAAACATTACCGGGCAATTCGGTGATCAGGCGACCGCGCTATCCGAAGCGAGCGGCGCCTTTGCTCTTTC